TAGCGAGCAGATTGGTAACTTACGTGGTCGCCTTGAGGGATTGCCAAACATTGATATCGAAGATATTCGTCGTCGAGTTCAAGAGGGCATTGATGCTCGACAAGCCATCGGCATTAACCCTGACGCGCAACGTCAGATTGAAGAGTTACGCCGTAGGTTTGAGGAAGGACGCGGACGAATGGACCCTGACGTACTTGAGCGGCTACGCGCAGTAGAAGGGCGTCAAGGGCCTGATTTGTCTACTATTAGAGAGCAAATTGGTGAATTGCGCGGTCGACTTGGCAATATGCCGGGAGAAACATTTGACCCATCTCAACTACAAACGCAGATAGCGGCTTTACAGGACCGTGGATTACCACCAGAGGTGCTTGAAAGGCTACGTGCGGTAGAAAGCCGTGAAGGTCCTGACGAAGCGGCTATTGCAGAGCGTGTACGCAGTGGAATCAACCCAAGAATCGCGGATCTTCGTGGTCAGCTTGAATCATCATCAGCCTCATTCAGAGAGCAATCTGAAAGACTACGGTCTGAACAAGAGCGCTTAGACTCAGAAGCAAGCGCCAGAGCGAGTGTCCGAGACGCTGAACTAGCTGGATTGAGAGAGCAACAGCAAGCACAGCAATCAGCTAGTCAGCGCGCCATACAAGAAGTTGGTGGACGTATTGATCCGCTACAAGAGCGTTTGGCGGCTTTGCGAGAAAGACAGGGCGAAGCAACGGCTGGTCGTCGCGCTATTGAAGAGCGCCTTGGCGGCAGACTGGAAGAGGTCAGGGGGCAGGTAACCCCGTTGACTGAGAGAATTGCGCAACTACGTGGTCGTTTAGACGAAAGGCCTACAGTCGACATGGATGCTATTGCCCGAAGAGTCAGAGAAGGTATTGACATCCCACAGGTCGATTTAGGCGGAATCCGAGAGCAAATTGCTAATCTGCGAGGCCGTATGGACGAAAGGCCTACGGTAGATATGGACGCTATTGCCCGAAGAGTTAGAGAGGGAATTGACATCCCGCAGGTAGATTTAGGTGGAATTCGAGAGCAGATTGCTAACCTACGTGGACGACTTGATGAGCGCGTACCGGCTGGCACGGCAGGAATCAAGCCTCTTCCAGCACCGCCTAAATCACCACCAAAAATGGGCACGTTCCCGCCCGGCTATAGAGGCTCAAGAGGAGGTCGCGGATAATGGCAAGCAAAATACCAGACAACGTCGCTAACCCCGAAATTTATAAAAAAGCTAAGGCTAAGGCCAAGGCTAAATTTGAGGTATATCCTTCCGCATACGCAAACGGATTTATGGTGCAAGAGTATCAGCGCATGGGAGGAGAATATAAAGGCGCCAAAAAATCGACTGGCGGAGAAGTCAAAGCTAAAAAAATGAATACAGGCGGCTCTGTGGAGATGCAACCTCGGGGTTGTGGCGCTATGATGCAAAACAAGCGTAGAACTGTGCGAGTGCCTCGTGGCTAAAAAACGCGGACTTAAAGACTGGTTCGGAAGCGAGAACTGGGTTGATATTAGCGCCCCAAAAGAGGGCGGCGGCTATGAAAAGTGTGGCCGCCAAAGCGCCGATGATTCAGATCGTGACTATCCGAAATGTGTGCCTGCGGCTAAGGCCGCAAAGATGTCAAAGAAACAAGTAGCTTCCGCCGTCAGGCGCAAGCGAGCGAAAAAGCAAGGTGTGGGTGGTAAGCCCACTAATGTAAGTACGTTTGCGGCCGAGGGAGGCTCAATCATGAAAATGAAGACTAAAGGTTACGCTAAAGGTGGCGCTGGCAATAAAGAAGACGCAACGCAAGTTATGATTGCTGTAGGAAGACCCGGATCTGGCATGATGAAAGCTAAGGGAAAGGCCGCTGGCGGCGCTATGAAGAGCAAAGCCACGTCTAATTCAGTGCGCGCTCCTTCAAACAAAAACAGCGGACTATATGGCCGATAATGGCATTTCTCCAGTCCAGCATCCCGTACTTTAAGTGCTGGGTCAGAAAAGAGTACACGCACAATCACGAGAAATACCATGGCGAGTTTCTTCATGCCATGGTCATCGGTGTCACGACGCTACCCAAGCGATGCCTGTCTTTTCAGGTCATATTTACCGGGGCTGAGACTTACGATACCGATGAGCCGAACCTCCACGGGGGCGCAATGTGGGCTCGTATGCCTATCACCGCTCTCGTGGGGGACACCCCCTTCGATAAATGGGCTGAGCCAATGCCTGTTTGGGCGGCACAGCCGTGGGACTGCGCATCCAGAACTCATAGCGTCTACAAGTTAGAAAACTGTGACCCATGCCCTTGGATGGCAAAAATTGATGGCAAGTTTTACCCGGCAAAATACTACTTTACTGTGGATTATACCGAGTCAGATACGGCGGACGACCCTGCACAACACAAGCAAAGCCATGTGCTGGAGTTGCTCGATGCGGGGGAGTGGACGGGTAATATTGTTGCGTTACCTAATAACCGAGTAAGAGTAACGCGACCTGCGCAGTTCGAGCTAGGTGATGGCGCCCCAGATTTTAGGCCTTCCCAGCATATCCATTACAGCAAATCTGACTTAGACTACACCTTGGACGTGAACCAAGTGTTCGACAACTTATACGCGGGTGCAGAAAATGGCGACGAGCGGGAGTAAAGATTTCGAGTTAGACGTAGCCGACTACGTTGAAGAGGCTTTTGAGCGTTGTGGCTTAGAGCTTAGAACGGGTTATGACTTGAAGTCAGCTCAGAGATCTTTGAACCTTATGCTGGCCGAGTGGGCTAATCGCGGATTGAATCAATGGACGATCAAAGAAAAGACCGTCCCTATGGTACAAAGCACGGGTAAATACAATATTGACTCAAGTGATCCTACCGCGACAATTGACGTGTTAGACGTATTTATTAGAGAAACCTCGCAGGGGACAACAACTGACATTCCGCTAAGCCGTATGTCTCGTGCTGAGTATGCAAACTTAGCGACGAAGTCGACGACAGGAAAGCCAAACCAATATCTAATTGACAAGCAGTTGACGCCTACAATTACCGTTTGGCCTGTGCCAGACAAGAGCTCAACCTATACCGTGTACATGAACGTGCTTACTCGCATGGATGATGCGGACGTTGGCGTAAATACCATGGAAGTCCCATTTCGGTTTTATCCGTGCCTTGCGGCAGGACTTGCGTATTATCTCGCCCTTAAAAGAGCGCCTGAAAAAGTGCAACTTCTTAAACAGCTTTATGAAGAGGAGTTTTTGCGAGCACTCTCTCAAGACGAGCCTCGATCAAGCTTCCGCATTGCTCCTGACACCAGAAGTTACGACATAGCATAATGGCCTTCGCATCTAACAAGCGAGCTTACGGGATCTGTGACATAACGGGCTTCCGCTATCGGCTCAAGGACATGAAAAAGACTTGGGATGGGTTGCTCGTGGGACCTGATCAATGGTCTCCAAAGCATCCTCAGTTGATGCCAAAACCTACACCAGTTGATCCTGAAGCTTTAAAAAATCCACGAATTGATCAGGCGGCGGACGGTAACGACGGAAACTTTTTTACTGTCTACACGAATGTGGGTCAAGGTATACTAGGCACACAGCTTACGACTTATCAAATAAACAGTGGATTAGGCACGGTTGAGGTGACCACGTCATGAGTTTTACATTAGCCACCCTAAAATCGACGGTACAAGACTACTTGCAGGTTGACGAAACAACCTTCAACAACAACCTCAACACATTTATTGAGGAAGCAGAAAGCCGTATTTTCAAGCTTGTGCAGTTGCCCGAGCAACGTAAGAACGTCACAGGAACACTGACCACCGGAAATCGGTTTTTAGCGACCCCGTCTGACTTTTTTGCGCCTTTTTCTTTGGCTGTAATTAGTGGTGACAGATATTATTATTTGGACTACAAACATCCATCTTTCATCAAAGAGTACAGCCCTGTAACAACCACCACAGCACAACCAAAGTATTACTCATTGTTTGATGAGACGGCTTTTGAAGTGTCGCCTATACCGGATTCTGGTTATTCGGTGGAGCTTCACTATCTTTACAAGCCAGCCTCATTGACGGCGGGTGCAGATTCAGGAACCACTGTCTTGTCTACGGACCATCCAGATCCTTTGCTGTATGGAACCTTGGTCGAGGCGGCGATATTCCTGAAAGAGGCTCCAGACGTTATTCAGACGTTTGAGACTCGATTCAAGGAGGGGATCGCGAGAATGAAGAACGTGAGCGAAGGCCGCGCTACTCGCGATGAATATAGATATGACTTGTTGAGAACAGGTGTTAGTTAATGTCACGCATACCGGAGTTGGAGGGGGCCAGAGTCGCCCTGATAGGCCTTGGCGCTTCTCAAATTGACTACGTAATTGGAGTAGAAAACAGTCAGCAGTGGGATGAGGTATGGTGTATCAACGCCGCCTTATCTGTTTTTGATTGTGACCGTGTGTTTATGCTGGACCCTGCGTCCCGGTACTTGGACACGGAAGATGCGGGTGGCCAGACTGACGTCATGCGTCGTTTACTGCCTACGTTTGATAAACCTATTTATTCGTGCGAGCTTGATGAGCGAGTACCGGCAATCGTTGAGTACCCCATTAAGGATGTGATTGATGATCAGCGGTGCGCTTATCTCAACAACACTGTGGCGTACGCAATGGCGTACGCGCTCTACAATAAAGTGGCTCATATCGATCTGTTTGGCATGGATTTTAGTTACAAACACAACCTGCATTTTGCAGAAGCAGGACGAGGATGCGTCGAGTTCTGGGTCTCTCGATGTATCTCGCAGGGAGTGGGTGTGGGTGTAAGCCAGAAGTCAGCTCTACTGGATAGCAACGTCGTACCAGCAGAACGCCTCTATGGCTACCATCGGCTAGATGATCCAATGCTTGTCATGACAGATCAAGAAGGCCAGTTTATGGTTTGCCCTCAGTCAGAATTTGACGAGGCTCGCAGGCAGTTTAACTTTAAGCAGATAGAAATGCCTTCAGCGCCGGAGCCGTACAAAGGATGATTTCTCAAAGTGCGGACTCTGGGCTGGGAAGCGTTATGGTGGCGACATCCAACGATGGCGGCCACGATCCTGATTTTTGGGCAAAAATTGTCACAGATAGGCTTGTTAGCATTTCAGAAAACGCCGATCCTCACGTTAGGCAACAAGCCGAGGCTTTCCGACAGCAAGTTTATGAAGTAGTATTGAGGGGGATTAACAGCGCCATTGCTAGTGACCGTACTACTTTATCGGTTATTCTAAGGCGTCAAGGTCATAACCAAATGGCTGACTTACTGAAGGAGCTATAAAATGGCTATCACATCGGCGATCTGTACATCGTTTAAGCAGGAATTGTTAGTAGGCACTCACAACTTCACTAACAGCTCAGGCAACACATTTAAGCTGGCTTTGTATACCAGCTCTGCGACTCTCGGCGCCTCCACAACCGCGTACACAACCACAAACGAGGTTTCTGGCACAAACTACACGGCTGGCGGTAATGCGCTTACCAATGTCACCCCCACTACGTCTGGAACGACTGCGATAGTTGATTTTGCAGACCTGACGTTTGGAACCGCTACGGTTACGGCTCGCGGTTGTTTAATATACAACGACACGCAATCAGATAAATCAGTAGCCGCGATTGATTTTGGAGGGGATAAAACCAGCACGGCAGGCAATTTCACAATTGTATTTCCGTCGCCTACGGCAACGGGTGCAATTATCCGGCTTGCGTGATGCCTTGGTATGCCGTTACAGACGATAGAATTTCAGCCGGGGATTGACAAGGAGTCGACTGACTATGCGGCCAAAGGTGGCTGGGTGGACGGAAACCTCATTAGATTTCGCAAAGGCCGCGTGGAAAAGGTTGGCGGCTGGAATAAGCTTGGTAGCAGTTATTACCTTGGGCTTGCTCGCGCTCTTCATAGTTGGATTTCTCTCGGCGGCACTCGTTTTCTGGGACTGGGCACGACCTTCAAGTATTACATCGAGGAGGGTGAGTCGTTCAACGACATCACCCCGATAAGACTTACCACCTCTGCTGGCGACGTTACTTTCAGCGCCACAGACGGATCTTCTACGATCACAGTGACTGACACGGCACACGGAGCCGTAAGTAATGATTTTGTTACTTTTAGTGGCGCCTCTACCCTTGGAGGTAACATTACGGCAGAAGTGCTTAACCAAGA